CTTCTCGATGAAGCGGGATCGTTGGGACAATCACCTGCTGCGCTCCGTTCTTGACCTGCCACCTGACCCCACGGCCACTGTCCCTGAACTCTTGCCCAACAAACTGCTGAAGCAACTCAACGAAATCCGCGATCGTGAAGCTCGCCAGCAAGCCAAACCATAGAACTGTGGTGAAAATTGTTGACAGCTGGCAAACCTGTGCTATAGTCGAATCTCAAACCCAAACCCACTCGGCGCCTTTGCTAAGTGGTCGGCATCAAAGTCTCGCCGCATTTCGTTAAGGACTTTTTCTTTCAGGAACTGAAAACATGGCACGAGCAGAAACAACTTACAACACGGTCAAGATGGATGATGGCCGTACAGTGGATTTTCCCGGCAAACGCCGCCTGCTGAAATCGAGTGAAATCACGGCGGATGGTCAACTGCAAACCCGATTGGACTTCGTGAACGGTGAAACTCGCCTCTTCACGATTCCTGCTGAGCTGTTGCAGCAATTTGCTTTGCACGGTGCCGAGCAGAAGCTGGGTGATGAAGTCTCCGGTCTGGATGACATCGACGACGCCATCTTGGCTGTTGATGAACTGATGGAACGTCTGGCTGCAGGTGATTGGAGCCAACGCCGCGAAGCTTCTGGCATTGCGGGCTCCAGTGTGCTGGCCCGTGCATTGGTGGAACTCACCGGCAAATCCCCTGCCACCATCAAGGAAGAGCTCAAGGCACTGCCCCAGGCCGACAAAGTGGCCCTGCGTGGCCACCCCAAGCTGCAGCCGATCATTGCTCGCCTCGAAGCGGCCAAGCGTGCCAAGGGACCGCAGGTTGATACCGATGCTGTGCTGGCCAAGTTGGGCGTCGGTGTTGATGGACCTGCGGCCGAAACAGCTGCCGAGTAACTCTTTGCAGGCTTGCCTGCTTTCCTGAAGTCCCTCTGGTTTTAGTCCTTCCAGAGCCTGCTTCAGGTTGGAGCCCCCACAGATCTTGCGGTTTGTGGGGGCTTTGTGCTTAGGCAGGGCATGTGAGTTTCACACCCGCATTAATATATAATAATGCGGGTGTGAAACTCGTCCTAAGTAGTTAAAAATCATACAATAAACTTGATGATTTCTCGCGCGTAATACATTATAATTACCATTGCATATGAGCATTGTGCTCATGGCTTTTGAAAAAGGACTGACTACCATGCACACACAGCCGCAACTCGGCTCAGACGAGGATAACATTGGCTTCGACAATGGCGACACCCTAGGGGAAGAATCTGTTGTTGACAGCTCAGGGCCATCAGATTCTGAGGAGCCTCTTGCAACAACTTCTGAGTCTACTGGCTTCAGCTTCGATGACCTCTTGTCCGAGGCCCGCGACCATGCCGCTGAAGGCCGCCAGCTTCGCAAAAACCGCAAAGCCCTCAAAAGCGGGCGACTCACTGGCAACACTTCCTTGCAAGATCTCTTGGATGACACTCGCCGCCTGGAGTCCAAGCGAGAATGGCTCCCACTTGCAGCCACCGCAATGTTCCAGATCCAGGAATGTGCAGCATGTGGCAACCTCACAGCATCTTTCACCGGCATTTTCCAGAAGCAGCGTCATGCCTACGTGCGGGATACTTACCGTTGGGTGCCTGCCAATGACGACAGCAACAAGAACTTGACAAAAGAAGTCAAAACCTCCAACCTCAAAACCCCTTTCTGTGGGTTTTGTCTTGATGAAGCTGGCTACCCTGCAGATCAGTTGGGGGTGGACTTCGGAGCTGAGGAAGAAGACGGCCCATCTGCTGAAGAGCAAGAGCAGCTCGACTTCGAAGCACAGCAAGATGAAATTGCGGAATCTCTCCAGACGACCTCAACCTCAGTCATATCATGAACACTTCTAAATTTAGCTATACCCTCAGTAAAGCAGTTGAGGCCTTGGACCTCGCTGCTGCAGAACTTCGGGCTGTATGTGCTGAGCTTTCTCAGCCAGTTATCAATTCTCAAGGCTGGTCAATGGTCAAGCCTAATGGGGTACGACCAGAGATTACAGATCCACTCATTTCGCGTAATACCTGTGCGTGGAATGATAATGAGCGTCATAGTCTACTTATGGCATGGATGTCGTTTACCTCCGTGGAGACTATGGCGCAGCGGCACTTGCGATCTGACAGGGCTATCCGCACGGAGATGCAGAGATTACTCTCTAAGTGTGAGAAACGTACTATTATTGACCACATCCTTACTAAAGCCCTGTAGTTGCAGCGGCTACTGGTTCCCTCACCGCAAGGGCGGTGGAGCCTGCATACACAACCCCAATCAGCTGCGCATGGTGCAATTGCTTGGGCTTAGGCAAAACCTGACAGCCGAGGAATACTTGGATGTTCAGATTGAAGTTATAGTTAACCAATGGGGTAAGTCAAAATGAGAACCTTCGTTCTTTCCCAAGGTGCCAAGTAAGATGCCCCGCTACATTGACGGCAAGCTTATCCTTGAAGCCACAATCAAAAAGGACATTCCCCTGCCTTTCCCGAAAGGTGCCAGGACGGACATCTACGAGAAAGCCAAGCTCATGCAAGTTGGGGACTGCCTTGAAGTCCCGAACCCCCGCAGAGCACATGCCAGCAACCTTGCCAGAAGCACTGGCTATGAATTCACGCAGAAGAAAATTGGCGATATTTTACGAATCTGGAGAACGAAATGACTACCAAAGAACCCAAACCGGACTTGATGGCGCTGGTCGGTAAGCCTTATGGATATATCGTCATGGGTGTGAAGTATTACCTGGTAAAACAACATTACAGAGATGACACACCGATCGCTGATCAAGTGGCTGTTTTCTCAGAGGATCAGGTTCGCGTAGCCCTCACCACCCAATCCAAGCAGCTTGCAGATGCGCTGGCAGAGGTGGAGAGGCTTGAGAGAGCACTACTGGAGAAAAAGGTATGACCAAAAAATATGAATTTGTCCCAGGCGATGAAATCACCATTGCGCCGGGCCGAACTGTAAAGCGCATTCGAGCCCTTATTGCGATCTCTTATTTTGCATCTGCTGGTTCTCTTGGCGGGTACGTGGAGAGTGAGAAGTCGTTGAGCCAAGACGGCAACGCTTGGGTGTATGACAACGCTTGGGTGTATGGCGACGCTCAAGTGTACGGCAGTGCTTGGATATCTGGCAGCGCTAAAGTGTATGGCAGCGCTAAAGTGTATGGCAGCGCTAAAGTGTATGGCAGCGCTAAAGTGTACGGAAATGCTCAGGTATCTGGCAGTGCTAAAGTGTACGGAAATGCTCAGGTATCTGGCAGTGCTTGGATATGTGGCAACGCTCAGGTATCCGACAGCGCCCAGGTGTGTGGCAACGCTCAGGTATCCGACAGCGCCCAGGTGTGCGGCAATGCTCAGGTATCCGACAGCGCTTGGGTGTGCGGCAATGCTCAAGTGGCCAGCGACGGCCTTATCTTCTGGGCATCAAAAGTAGGCACAGAGAATGGCACTCTTACTGTCTACAACACTGAAGGCAACGAACTTGAAGTTACTCGCGGTTGCTTCCGTGGGGCTGTTGATGGGTTCCTTGCTGCATCAGAGAAAGAGCATGATGACCAAACGCATTTGGAGTATCGGCTATTGATTGAAGTGGCTCTCTCGCGGATTACTCGCGCCCGCGCACTACTGGAGAAAAAGGTATGACCCGCTTTGCAGACGTTCGCGTCGAATGGCATGTCGAACAAATTGAACGTGATATATCAAGAAAGGCAGACAGTCATGAAGTATATACGCTCTGCAGCGATGTGGATAGTCTGGAACGTACCTGTGGGGTGCTTAGCTCCGTGGTTGATGGGCTTCGCAATGAACTCGCAACCTTACAAGATCAAATCCGCGCCTCGCAAGATCAGTTTGGCCGAATAGAAGCGGAGGTGAAGGTATGACGACAGAAGCAGAACGATTGGCAGACCGCATAGGTATGCACAAAACTGAGTTTGTCATCAATGATGTGTGGGAAGCTGCTGCACTCCTACGCACCCAAGCTGCTGTTCGCGCTGTTGAAGCCGCCCTCCCCTCATCCCCCAAACCGCCAGCCAGCGATGTGCAAGCACAGGCCAAGGGGGCATCCAAATGATTGACTGTCTCCCGCAAATCCACCTTGCCGCCCTTCATGCCGAAGGCCATTACAACACCTTCGTCCCAGGACTCGCCGTTCTCTGCACCAAGGACGACAACTTCGTTTCTGCAGGCGCCTATGACAACAGCATCGGCAACGCCTCAGCTTATGCCGTAGGCGGTCGCTATCTTGGCAAAGTTCGTGGCCTCCAATATGGCGTTGCCGCTGGAACTGTCAACGGCTATCCAGCTAATGCTGGAGGCTTCATCCCAATGGCTGGTGCTGTCATCAGTTGGTCTGTTGGCCCACAGATGGACGTGCATCTTTTGCTGGTGCCTGCTGTGCAGAACTACACACCAGCATTTGTGCAACTTTCCGTGAGCTTTCGATGACTCGCCCCATCCTGCACCTGTGTCCTTGTTGTCAGAAGCTGCGACCCACCCGCAGCTTCAACATCAGCACACTCAAGGACAAGACCTACCGTCGAGTCAGCTGGTGTCGAGATTGCTCACCTGTGCGGAATCGACGACTGGCCGAAAGCTATACCTCGCAGGAACAGGTTCTACCACAGCTTGAGACAGCTCTTCGGACTGTCTGGCGCCCAATTCAGAAAGGTTTATGATGGTTATTTTTATCACGAAGGATATGCAGGTTGCGGCAAAAGCCCCGTCTTGGGCAACTAATGGCAAGTATCGGGATTGTTATATCTGCCCAAGAACTCTGCGAGAAGCTTTTCCTTTTGAGAGCTTGGTTGAGCTTGATGTCACCAAGTCGAAAAGAACTTGGAGAAGATACAGTGCCTACTTGGCGGATGCCTTACTACTGACTGCTGTATGGGCTTTTGTTGTGTTTTTTATCTTCTTTCTTCTCGGCTTTTTCCTTCAACATCACGCATGAACTCTTACACCCCCATCCCAAAGGCCGAGCCTCAGCGTCACAAGCTGTTGATCTGCCTTTGGGCAGACGGTTGGCCTGTCTATGCTTGTGTCCACGACAGCTTGTGCTTTGTCGCCACTCCCAGATTTTCCCCCGATTGCACATACTGCATCATTTTCCCCTCCGGGCGGTTGATCTCTGCGCCCGATGGTGTTACATTTATCGAATCCCCCAACTGACCACAAGGAACACCTATGGCACGTCCCAAGCAAACCACACCAGCCGTCCCGATTAACTTGTCGTTGCCGGAACCTCTGGCAGCAAAGGTGCAGATTGAACTTTTCAGCGAACTCGAAGGACGCATCCCTGTGGGAGCCTACAAGCAGTTCTTCACGGATTTGCTTGAAAACTATTTCGCGGCTCAACAGCAGCCATGTCCGTATTGCAATGGCTTGGGTGTTGCGGTTCCCCGAAAGATCGGTCATGATAACTGATCTCGACACAGTTTCGCGTCAGCTGAAAACGCGCAAAATGATCGTCTACATTGCAGGCCCCATGACCGGCTTGCCTGACTTCAACATTCCAGCCTTCAACAGAATGGCAGAGCGCCTATGTGCTCACGGCTTTGTTGTCTACAACCCAGGTGAAATCAATGGTGACTGTCCAGGGCAGGCATGGGAGTGGTACATGAAGCGCGCCCTTGGAATGATGGTAAAAGCTGACATCATCATGCGACTTGAGGGCTGGGAGAATTCCCATGGGGCCAAGCTTGAATCTGAACTTGCAACGCAGCTCGGCATGCCCTGTATTGATGAATGCAACTACTGGCAATCTGCTGCCGGCGGTCAACCCGAGGCGAAGCCTCTTTTTACTGGAGAAACCAAAGATGACATCAAACAAACCTGAGGCTGTAAGCCTCGCCGCAACGCTCGAAGAGCGGGGGAAGCGGTATGGCCAATTCAAGGGGCATGCTGAGGTGACGATGGCCCTTAAGACTGTGCTTGCAGAAGAGCTGGGGAAGCGTGGGAAAGTCCTGGCCTCTGACCAAGAAGAGGCTTTGCATATGATCTGCCACAAGATTGGCAGAATTATCAACGGCGATCCCAACTATGCTGACAGCTGGATCGACATTGCAGGCTATGCCAAGCTCGTAGCTGACCGCTTGGAGGTTCAGTATGCACAAAAGTGACATCAGCCTCACACCAGAACAACAGATGGCCGTCGAGAAGCTGTTGGACTTCATCCAAGACCCTGATCCTGTAAGCCCTTACTTCGTATTCAGTGGATTTGCGGGAACGGGCAAAACATTCTGCATGCGGGAAGTTGTTGCACGCACTGCTGGTTCCCGAACGAACTTCGCCTATACAGCCCCAACCAACAAAGCCGCGAAGGTCCTGAAAGCTGTTACTGGGGAGGCTTGCACAATCTACAGCTTGTTAGGCTTGCGTATCGACAAATCGGGTGAACTGAAGTCGATCGTCGCGGGTAAGCCACCTGAAGACCTCGAACAGATTGACGTAATCTTCATCGACGAAGGTTCGATGGTCAACAAAAACTTGATGAAAGAGCTTGGACCACTGGTGGAAAAGTTCCACCTCAAGGTTGTGTTCATGGGGGATGCTGCACAGTTGCCTCCGGTTGGGGAGGTTCGCAGCCCAATCTGGGACTTGGGAACTGATGCCAATTTGCAAACTGTGATGCGACACGACAATCAGATTCTGAATCTGGTTACGGAAATCCGTGAAGTCGTGGACAGTCCCGCGCCCTCAATCAACATCAAGTCCAGCAATGACCATACTGGAGGGGTCTGGAAAATGACAAAACCCGCCTTCAAAGAGTCAATTTACAATGCTGCGGCCAACGGCGAGTTCTCTGATGGTGCTGTCTCAAAGGTGATTGCTTGGCGGAATGTGCGTGTGAATGAGTATAACTCGCTGATTCGCCATGCTCTTTACGGTGCGGCAGCTCAATCTACTCCGTGGATGCTTGGTGAACGCATTGTTGCGGGCTCTCCTTGTGAGCGCAACGACACCATGCTGATGTCAACAGACGAAGAAGCTGTTGTGGAAAGCATCATTGAGTGCAATCACCCTTTGGAGCCGAAGTACAAAGCCTATGAGCTGAGGGCCATAACAGAGATGGGTGCCAGTGTGCGGTTGCTGGTTCTGCACCCGGCGTCAAAGCAGCAATTTGAAGCAGATTGCCAAAACTTGGCACATCAAGCTCAAGCTTACCCGAAACTGTGGAAGAGCTTCTGGAACCTCAAGGACTTGTTCCACGACATTCGCTACGCTTATGCAATTACTGCTCATCGGAGCCAGGGCTCGACCTATGAGAGTGTGTGGGTGGATTACCAGGACATCTTGAGTAACAGGACTCGACGTGAGGCGTTTCAGTGTCTGTATGTAGCTTGTTCACGGCCAACGACGAGGTTATTTCTGGCGTAGGTGGTATTGACTACTGCACCGTAATCGGGATAATCAATTCCACACCCGCATTATTATATAATAATACGGGTGCAAAACACTCACCAACTGAAAGGCTAACCTCAAGTGTCAACCGTCATCCAGTCCCAACTCCAAATCTGGCGCATGAAGGTCCGTGATGGCACCATCACTCAGGATGAAATGCGTGAAGCCATTGCGGCAATCCGCAAGGAACGTGTAATGGCTAGTGAAAAGTCAACAACCAGCCGTGCCAAGAAGGCCCCCAAGCCTGTCGTGGATGCGGATGCGTTGCTGGCGAAGTTTTCTCTTTAGTGTTCAACCACAACCACAAGTCATAAAGGGCTCTAGCCATGAAGATTCAAATTTTACTGACACCTGACGGCCATCAGTGTGTCGCCAAAGGTGACCGTCCCTATAGCTGGGACTTCCACAGCCGGCCTGAAGATCTTGATGGGGGCTTCTCAGCCAAGGGGTATGAAAATTACTCTGTGATTGCAGAAGTTGAGGTCGCATTGCCTTCCTCGGAGCAAGCTGTCCTCATTGCCCTAGCCCAGCTCAAGAAAAAGGAACAGGACATTCAAGCTCAGGCCTTCAAAGACCTGGAAGAGGTCAAGGAAGCCCGCGCCAATTTGCTGTCCCTGACCTATAGCCAGTCAACGGAGGCTTAGCATGACTGATCGCCCCATGTTCCCCCCCATGATCGACAGCACCATTCTCGCTGCCTTTCATGCCTGCCCCCAAAAAGCCTTCCGTCAATATGTCCAGCACTGGAAACCCCGAGACACTTCTGTTCACTTGGTGGCGGGGGGCGCATTTGCTTCTGGTATTGAAGCTGCGCGCAATAGTTTCTACGTTCAAGGCAAATCAGCCTCCGATTCCGAAGCTGACGGTCTGGCTGCCCTCATCGGGCATTACGGCGACTTTCAGTGCCCTCCCGAATCCGCTAAAAGCCTCGAACGGATGTGTGGTGCTCTGGAGTTTTACTTTAACCAGTATCCACTCGGCTCGGACGGGGCAGACCCTATCACACTTGCTTCAGGTCGCAGGGGAATCGAGTTCTCCTTTGCCGAGCCACTACCTATCAATCATCCAGTCTCTGGAGACCCCATCCTCTACACTGGACGATCAGACATGATAGCGCACCGTGCTGGAGGCATCTACATCTATGATGAAAAAACAACTTCGTCTCTCGGTGCTACTTGGGGGCGTCAGTGGGAAATGCGTTCACAGTTCACTGGCTACGTCTGGGCAGCTCATCGGCAAGGCATTAAAGCTGCAGGCGCGATTGTCCGTGGGATCAGCATCCTCAAAACAAAATACGACACGCTGGAAGTACCGACGTACCGATCTGAGTATGAAGTTTCGCGCTGGGAAAAGCAGGTTGTGCGTGATATTGAAGCGATGAAGCGGATGTGGGAAGAAGGCTATTGGGATTACAATCTCGACAATGCCTGTGCTGATTACGGTGGGTGCATCTTCATCAGCACCTGCAAGAGCAGTGATCCTGAATCCTGGCTGCCGATGAACTTCACCAAGAAGGTCTGGGACCCCTTGGCTCGGAAGGAACTCACAGTTGAGGAGCACGAGAGTTCATGGGGCCACGTCAGCGGCACGGAGTTGGGCAACGAATTGCAAGCAATGCTTAGCAAACGTAACTAACCCCTGTGCCACAGCAACACTTCTTCATCGAAAACCGCAGCTATGGCTTCGTCGAACGCTACCCTTTACACCAGCATGGTCATCCTGTGCGACCACAGTCCTATGCGTTCTTCTGCCCAGCTTGCGGTGACATATGGGCCAGAGCTGTTATTGCTGGGGAACCCTTCTTTTGCTTCCACAAGCCTTGCCGAAAGCACACACTACCAGGGGCTCTTGTTCCGGGCTCCTTGTGGATGCCACTTGAAGAAGACTTCACCATTGCCTTGGACGGTGAAGTGCTTCAGCGAGAATTCCTTCTTCATCTTGACTATGCAGAAAACAACCTATGACAACCGAAACTGAAACAATCCCCACTGCCAAGTCCGTGCTCCCCGGCGTCAACGTCCTGTTGATGGGGCCAGCTGGCACAGGCAAAACCTACTCCGTTGGTTCCCTTGTGGAATCCGGTGTGGAAGTATTCTACCTGGGGCTCGAACCTGGCCTGGAATCTCTACTGGCTTACTTCACTGACAAGGGCAAGCCCATTCCCGACAATCTCCACTGGCACATTCTCGAAGCCCCAAAAGCCTCTTTCGCTGAGTTTTTAGAGAGCGCCACAAAGGTTAACACAATGGCACTGGAATCTCTTGCCAAGATGTCTGATCCCAACCGCAGCAAGCACAATCAATTTCTCAAGCTAATCAGTGCTTGCAATGACTTCCCTGATGACCGTACAGGAAAATCCTATGGCCCAATCGATGACTGGACTCCCTCCCGAGCTTTGGTGGTTGATGGTATGGCTGGCTTGGCTCGTGCTGCTATGTCTCTTGTGGTTGGAGGTAAGCCGGTTCGCAACCAGTCCGATTGGGGTATCGCCCAGGATCAGGTGGAAAAGGTTGTGCGTATGTGGACTGACAACTGCAAGTGCCACTTTGTTTTGCTGGCCCACGTTGAACGTGAAACCGACGCAATCCTTGGCGGTGTCAAGCTCATGGTCAGCACCCTCGGGAAGGCCTTGGCCCCAAAGCTACCGCCAATGTTTTCGGACTGCATACTCACGGTGCGCGAAGGCAGCAAGTTCACCTGGGACACCGGCTCGGCGATAGCTGATGTGAAAACACGGAATCTGGTGATTGGGCAAGGGTTGCCAGCTGATTTCAAGATCATCATTAACAAGTGGAAGAGCCGTGGGGGGGAGCTGTAATGGGCCTTCGAATCCGCTATGACTACACCTGTGACGCCTGCCGTCAGCTGTTCCGTTCGGAAGAGTTCAACTATGGGGCTCAAGTTCAGCCCCCACCGGCAAACACTCTGTTCAATGCTGTGGGCATCACCCTCATTTGTGACAGCTGCAAAGCTTCCGTTATGGGTGTACTAAAAGATATCGCCATTGCCAATCACCCACAGGCTGATAGTGAAGGCTAATTCTACACCCGCATTATTATATAATAATGCGGGCCTAAAACCCCAATAACTTGAAAATCTTTCTTGCATCCTGCAACCACCCATTGTATGATTGAGTTTCATCACCAGCAATTTCAATAACTATCGGAGCCTCAGCCATGAAGAAGTAATCATCCCACAATCCTTCCATTTGCCATTTGCACTTTCCATTGACTTTCTTTTCTTTTTTCAGGATTCCCAATCATGTCTACTTTTGACGCACAAAGCTTTCTCGATGCAACAGTCACCGCTTCCAACGACACCAAGGTCATCCCAGTCCCCATTGGCGAATACATGGGCATCATTGACAAGGTGAACCCCCGCCCTTGGCAGTCCAAAGACGGTTCGCAGTCTGGCATTGCCCTGGACGTGACCTGGACTGTCGAAGACGCTGCTGTGAAGCAGCAACTCGGACGCGAAAACGTCACCTGCCGCCAAGGTATCATGCTGGACCTCACCCCCCAAGGTGGCCTGGACTTGGCCAAGGGCAAGAACATCGGCCTGGGCCGTCTGCGTGAAGCCGTTGGCAAGAACCAAGAAGGTGAAGCCTTTGCTTTCTCGATGCTGCCGGGACTGTCTGCCAAGATCAGCGTGACACATCGCTTGGTCGGCGAGGACACTTACAGCGAAGTGAAGTCGGTCGCTAAGCTGTAACCTTTTTTCTCTTTTTTGCGGTGTGGGGCAACCCAACAGGGCAGAGTGGGAGAACGCGAGCATTGCCAGATCAGTCTCTCCCCACCGCAATCTTTCCCTTTTTTCAAGGAACTTTTCCCATGCCTCAACCAACAGTCGGTCGTGTCGTCTACTATGAACCCACAGACCTGGAACTCCAATCCCCTGTCATCGCTCGCGCCAGCGATACCCCCTTTCGGGCTGATGTCGTTCACCCGAACTCTGACAATACTGTCAACCTGCTGGTTAGTGACCACTTCGGACGAACCTACACCGCACTTTCTGTCCCCTTCAACGACAGTGCCAGTGGGAACCCCGGTGAAGCTCATTGGATGCCCTACCAAGTAGCTGCTGCAACAACCGGCACACCGGCTCCCTCTGCCCCTTAAGCTCCAATCAGCTCCCTTTTCTGCCCCTCTTGAGGGGCTTTTTGGCTGAGGACTTCCCCTCAAATGTTTGAATGGCATTGGCCCAGACTCAAGTTATATGGCATCACCTCAAGCTAAAATCTACCAGTTTCCACGCGGCACTGCCACTTCCAGGTCTAGTGCCGCTTTCGCTTCTGTCTCTAACATCCCCAAAGAGGAACCCATGCAGCTCGTTGCAAGAGAGAAAATTCGTATCCGCCCCAATCGTCAGCGCAAGGAGTTCGACTCCCAATCTCTGACTGACTTGGCCCAGTCAATTGAATTCAAGCAACTGATGCATGCCCCTGTCCTGCGAGAGGAAGGTGGGGAATACGTTCTGGTTGCAGGTGAAACCCGCATCAAGGCCATGGAAAACATATGGCTCCTTGGCGGCACCTTCAAGTTCAACAACAATGAAGTTCCTGCAGGCATGGTGCCGTATGTCACAATGGGCCAACTCACCGAACTCGAAGCCGAGGAAGCCGAACTCGACGAAAACCTCAAGCGCAAGGACTTGACCTGGGCCGAGAATGCTGCTGCAATGGCGCGCCTCCACTCCTTGCGCAGCCGCCAAGCTCAAGACGCTGGCCGCATCCACACTGTCGCAGACACTGCAATGGAGGTCAAAGGTCGCAGTGATGGTGCCTATCAGGAAGCCGTCCGACGCGACATTATTATCGCCAATCACCTGAATAACCCAGCCATTGCTAAAGCCAAGGATGCGAACGAGGCGTTCAAGATCCTGAAGCGTCAGGAGTCTGTTCAAGCCAATACTAAGTTGGCCAAGGAAATCGGCAATACCTACACACACAGCATTCACGAACTCTTCAACACCAATTGTCTTGCCTGGATGGCAGCTTGTTTGCCAGAAACCTTCGACGTGATCTTGACTGACCCACCTTATGGCATGGGTGCAGACACATTCGGTGACGGTGGCGGCGGTCGCTTGGGCAACAACGAACACCACTATGATGACAGCTATGAATCATGGCAAGCGCTCTTGTCGCAGTGGTGCGGGCTTGCATATCGTGTCGCCAAAGCCGAAGCTCACGCCTATGTCTTTTGCGACTTTGACAACTTCCACGAACTCAAGCGCATGATGCAGGCTGCTGGTTGGTACGTCCACCGCACACCATTCATCTGCACCAAGCCAGGCAGTGGTCGCGTACCGTTGCCTGACATGGGGCCGCGGCGTCAGTGGGAAATGATCCTGTATGCAATCAAAGGAAAGAAGAAAACAAATGCGATATACCCTGACGTTATTACGACAATGGCCGATCCAGGTCTCACACATGGTGCCCAGAAGCCGGTCGCGTTATATGCCGACCTTCTCAAGCGTTCCGTTAAGCCTGGAGATACAATCCTCGATTCTTTCGCAGGTTCTGGGACGATCTTCCCGGCCGCTCACCAGTTCAAATGCAAAGCAGTGGGACTCGAAATGAACCCTGAATACTTCGCCATCTGCCACACACGCCTCCAGACTCTTGCAACACCTTTGCAGGAAACCCAAGGTCTCAGCCTGATGGCTGAACTCAACGCAATGCCCAAGTAAGGACCCAATCATGACATTTCCAGTTATAGGGCCTGCCCAGGCCCAGGTCATGATTGTTGGTGAATTTCCTGCAGCATCTGACTACAGACTCAATGAACCCTTCTCTGGCGGAATTGGCTTTGAGCTGTCGAAGATGCTGGGAGAAGCCGGTCTGTCAAAGGACCATTGCATCTGCACTTACGTGGTAAATGAGCGTGTGCCCAGCCAATCATTGGACTACCTGATTGCCCCCAAGAAAACTTCCATCACACCTTCACACAGTCTGTGGAAGGGGAAATGGGTCACACAAGTATTCCTGGACGGTGTAGAAAACCTTCGGGAATTGATTCTGAAGCGTCGCCCCAATGTTGTTGTAGCCGCAGGTGACTTGGCCTTGTTCGCCCTCACCGGCGAATGGTCTGTCACCAACTGGCGCAGCTCCATTATGGAATCCACGCTGGTTCCTGGTGTGAAGGTCATACCGACGTATGCCCCAGCAATGGTGTGTGCGGTTGCCTCACTGCGGCCAATTGCTGTCCACGACTTCAAACGCATTGCTGCCCATAAGGACAAACCGGAAGTCAAACGCCTGCCGTACAACTTCCGTGTCAGCCCGACCTTCAAAGAAGCTGTCGATACTTTGCAGTGGGTCATTGCCATGTGCGAAGATCATCAGCTGAAAACTGGCCAGCGCATGAAAGTCGGCGGCGACATTGAAACCCGAGCGGGTCACATCAGCTGCATTGCCTTTGCTTGGTCAAACCTCGATGCTCTGTGTATCCCCTTGATGTGCCAGCACAACGATGAAGGCTACTGGTCTCTGGAAGAAGAAACCACCCTCGTCCTGCTGATGCTCCATCTGATGCGCGTCTGCACCATCGTCGGCCAGAACTGGAACTACGACGCCCAATACATCTACCGCCACTGGCACTTCCTGTGCCCCAGCGTAGTTGACACCATGATTGAGCACCACAGCTGCTTCAGTCATTTGGAGAAGAACCTTGCTTTCCTCAGTTCAATGTATCTTGACGATCACTTTTACTGGAAAGACGATCGAACTAATTGGGACTCAGGATCTAAAGGGGAAGGTGAAGTGGTGTATTGGCGATACAACTGCACTGACGCCGCACGAACTTATGCAATTGACGGAGTGCTCACCGGAGTTATTAAGGCTCTTGGGATGGGCGAGGTCAATGCCTTCCAGCAAAAGCTAGCCACAAAAGTTCTGAAATCAATGAACAAGGGTGTGAGGCTTGACCGCGAAGCTCAAGGCCAATTGTCCATGACCATCCAGGAAGAAGTCGCTACACGTGAGGCTTGGCTTGCCGACGTAACTGGTGACATCCTCAACATCCGCTCTCCTGTTCAGATGAAAGACTTCTTCTACCGCCAGATGGGTCAGAAAGAAGTTATCAGCCGTAAAACCAAAAACGTAACCTGTGACGATGAAGCCCTCCACAAAATCGCATCCCGCGAACCCGTCCTCCTGCCAGTCACCCGCAAGATTGCAGAATTGCGGTCGCTTGGTGTGTTCCATAAAACCTTTGTGCTCGCTGCGGCCGACATTGATGGTCGGATCAGAACAAGTTTCAACGTGTGTGGTACAGAAACCTACAGATTCAGCAGCACCAAAAATGCCTTCGGTAGTGGACTGAACATGCAAAACATCCCCAAGGGTGGGGAAACTGAAGACGATGGTCTGGAGCTGCCGAATGTACGAAAGCTTTACATTCCTGACGACAACATGACCATGTTTGACATTGACTTGGACAGTGCCGATTTGCGGATTGTCACTTGGGAATCCGGTTGCGACTGGATGAAAGATCACTTCCGAAACGGACGGAAACCTTATGTCGAAGTTATGCGAGAATACTACCACAACCCTTCGATGGACAAGAAAAGCAATCCACGCGAATATGCAATGTTCAAGTCGCTCTGTCACGGTACGAATTACCTGGGGACAGCTGATGGAATTGCCCCGCGAATTGGCTTGCTTGTACATGAGACCGAGCGCATACAGAAATGGTATTTTGGCCTGGCACCTGAAATCCGCAAATGGCAGGAAGATATCAAAAAGCAGGTCAGCTCCAGAAGATTCGTTCAGAATGTTTTTGGGTATCGTACATATTTCTTTGACAGAATCGAAGGTACCGTCTTCAACCAAGCGGTTGCATGGATACCGCAGTCAACAGTTGCTTGCCTCATCAACCGCGCGTATGTCAAGATCGATGACGAACTGCCAGATGTTGATGTCTTACTGCAGGTACATGACAGCCTGGTCGGACAGGTTCCATCACACAACGCCGAGCAGCATCTTGATGCGATCGTCAAATGCAGCGAAATTCCGCTCCCCTATGCGGAGCCCCTTATAATTCCTGTGGGGATTGCCTCAAGTAGTAAAAGCTGGGGGGATTGCAGATGAGCCGCGAACCAAGGGTTGCTCTGCCTGGGTACACCTGCTCAGAGATTGATTCAGTGATAGAGCTGATGGAAGACCTGCGAAAAGCTAATGAAGCCTTGCGGGAATGGTGTGCTTACTACGAGGAAAGAGTGGCAGAAGTGGAGACAGAACGGGACAATCTGGAGGAAAATCTTGAGGGTAAGCTAGACGCCTTAGAAGATAAAATTGAGGCCCTCACCGAAGAACTGGAAGCCCTAAAATCATAGTGATTGCCGGGCCGAAATGGCACCACCACACGGCGCAAAATTCTAGGACATAGTAGGGTACACGTCTCGGAGATTTTGCCTCATATGTGTATTTCACACCCGTATTAAAATATAATAATACGGGTGTGAAACCTACCTTTTGTGCTTGGCCTTATACTCAGGCAAATCCTCGGAATGTAGGAATCTCACAGTTGAGGGCACCTGCCCAGCAGCAATTGCAATCTTGGCCCCTTCTTCCCGGCCAACGAACTTATCCGCTGACGTGACAAAACCTCGCACAGCATCCGCAGGCAAATTCTTCTCCGCAATGATTTCCTTGTGCTTCATCCCGACCCGAGGTGCTGGGTACACCTTTCCCTTTACTTTGCAGGCAGGTCGGGAAATTTTAAGCATTACTTGTGTGTGACAGCCGCCACGCCATTGAGTTTCTCCACAGTGCGCAAGCCACCAAGCCCGAGCATCCCTAGCAGCACAGGCATCATCTGACTGATATCAGCCTGCTCCATTGGGATGTTGTGCCCAGTGTACTGTGCAATGGCTTTTGCAATTGGCAGCCCGATCCAATTCCAGGCGCAGGCTGTCCCGCAAACCCACCCAATGAAAGGCCGCCAACCACTAACAAACACCGAAGGATTCTTGGCCTCTTCCTTGTTGGTGTCGGTCTGCGACTGGATCAGCGCTAGGCTTGCCGCCAGTTGTGCTTTTTCTTCTTCAGTTTTATCAGGAAAAAACATCCCGATAATGCCCTTTGCAGCCTCAGCTGCTTCCCCAAGTCCAGTCACATCCATTTTCAATCCCCTTTCACGACAGTCACAACATGATCCCCACTATCCCACATAGCCTGCCGGATGGCTCTTGGCATGATAATGCAGCCTTCACTGGCATTTCCACTTGGGGTCGTATCGCCATGTATGAAAAAGCTTCCACGCCCTTGCATCACATTATCTGGTGCGGGGGTAAGTGGAATGGCAAAAGGCCCCAAATGCGACTGTGCTACTGGTGTTCCCATTGTGTACACACCTTGCGGCAGTGGCCCAACACAGCGCATGAATTGCATCTGTGGGTTGTTCTTGCCTTCAGGGTTTTTGCCGCAATTCCCCCCGGCGTACCCCGTAGCCACAACTGCCCCCGCTGGGTCAAGCATTTGCCCTGTAGATTGTTCAAACGTCCAAGTCATTTTCCATTCACCCCCAATGTTATCTGAATATGAATGCCTTAGCGGCACACTCCAGGCATCAACAATTTCCTTCACGGCCCAACCTAGGCCAACGAACCAGCCTCCAAGTGTGAACAGTAACCAAATCCACAAACCCTCTAGCAGTGAGCTGCCATTCTGCAGCAATCTCCAGCTAATTTCCTTCAGTCTATTTTGTTCCCCGGCCCTCATTTTTGCTGCATTATTGCAGAAGTCATGGCATCGACTTTTTGCCCTAAATCCCGGAACCCAACACGAAAAGTTTCTTCCATGCGGTCAAACTTTGTGTCCAGTTCAGTTTTCACGTAATGCTGTTGCGCGATCTGCAATTTGAGCACCTGCAATTCTTTAGCATCTTCGTCATGCCTTTGCCACAGCAGCTCAATGTCCCGTTGTTGCTTAGCGTCTTTTTGCTGAAGAAGATACCAAAGCACAGCAAACACTAGGGCGGCAACTGCTAAGAGAAGTTCTACAATTGAGGCTTCGGACATAATTAGTTAGTAACCGCTTTGATGTGAGGCCGCCCAGCGACACGATTTATCTTAAGGGCAAGTTGACGAAATAACTCATAATCAGGATTTTGTGAGTCCTTACACAGGCGCTCAAGAGTATCACTGATTGTCCGCTCAGAGCCTTGAGGGGGCCCAGCAATCAGACGCCAAGTTGTATGCAAGATACAAATATCAACTACCCAAGCCACAAGAGCAGCAAGCACATTCAGTGGGCTGCGGCTACCGCCTTCCACGCACTTGAGCGCCGGACGCAGCAGAAAAATTAAAAGATCGATCACAGCTCGCCCCTCAGCGCGGCGATGGTATCATCGAACTCTTTAAGCTTGCGGTAAGCGATGTTTGCCATCGGGTCAACCCCCTGCTGAACAGAGACAGCCTGGAACTGCAGCAGCATGAACTCTCGTGTGATACGAGGCAGCAACTGCTGCGATTCGAGCTGAGCAATTTGCTGCTGAGCCAGTGATTTCTTGTCTGGAACATCTGCTGGCTCAGGCGTATTTCCATTTCCAAGCCATACTTGGTATGCGGCGTAGTCCACATTCAATGGGTCTGCTGGGATGCAGGCACCGTCTGTAATACGGATGATGATGCTTAGAGAGTTCGTGAGTTTGTACATTAGAAGAGCCTCGCGCTAAGAAGTCCGAGTGAAGTGTTTGTTGCTCTCCATTGCCCTGCTGCTATATTAGTCACGGTCAAAACACAAGCGTCAGCAGTAAGAGTGCCCGTTGCAATAGTCCCGTTTACCATCGTGAAAGTCGTACCGCCCCATGTTGGATTGCCACGCATAGTGGCCTTCATGTTTAGCGGGAAAGAATTAAGTTGCCCTGCATTGGCGTTATTTCCGATGTAATCAATAGAGCCAATGGGCCACGACTGCAAATACCTCTGCGACAACTGCAATTCATTAAGCCGACGTTCAAACACTGTCGGCGCAACAGACCCAAGTCTGCAATCAACACCTGTGATGTTGAGAGTAGAACCTGCTACTTGGTTGACGAAAGTTACTGACCCTGCTGTGCGGTTAAACTGCCCAGCTTGCCAAGTTCCCGCTGTGGTATTATAGTTAGCCCCGCTGCCCAGGTCAAATCGTAAATACAGACCAGTAGTGTTATCCGTAGCCCAAGTACCGGTAAGGTCCCCAGCAACAGTTATTTTTAATTGCGACCAACTATTTGTTATGTTAACAGTGCCAACATAAGAACGGTTAGCGGCCGCGTTAAGCAAGGAAACAGCGTAAGTTCCGGCAATGCTTCCTTTTACCCAAAAGCTAAAAGTAAAAGTTGCGGCGCCTGGATACCCTAATTGAAAATCTATTAAATCTTTGCCCTCAATAGCCGTTTGGAACTGAAAACTATCAGTAGAAGCAGGAGTGTATTGCGAAGCTACCGTTATTTTAGTACTGTACCTTAACCCAGCAGGAGCATCCAATACTTGTTGAAAAGTTAGTTTAGAGTTTTGCGAAACATACGCACCAAACATATCTACGCCATACCCAAAGCCAATAGTTGGAGTAATAGCAGCCCCCGCATTAACCTGATCAATCTCCATTGCGCCGTTAATTACACGGTTGCCGTAGAGATAACCCGAATTAACAGATGTCAGTGCGGTGAGACTTGTAATATCCCCATTAGCCCCGGCCCCGGCAATGCCCATAGATACGCGCTGTGCTGGGCTCAAGGCCCCAGCACCACCACAAACATAAGCAAACAGTGCTGACAGAGGCACATCAGCTGTTTTTCCGGTCACCACCCCTGTCAGCGTGTCTATCGCGGCAAGAACCCGAGCCCCTATTGGATAAGAACCTTGTTGTCCCATATTAAGTCCCTACATCAAGCAATGGCGTCATATCCATACACAGGATAATATTGCCGTAAGTATCATAAATCGGATTGCCCCATGCAGGTACGTAAGTAGCTGGAGGCTGATCTCTGCTCCAGGGAACTGTCTGCGGGTCGTGCACGCCCTTGACAAAATCCTGTGGATTACGAGCTTCCCGATGACTGCGGCAAACCCAAAAGTTATCCCAGGTTTTGACTCCCTGCGATGACTTCTGCTTCTTTCCGCACAGGTCGCAGTAGAAGTTCCACTCCCCTGGTGCGTAGTAGTCGGCATTACCCATTTTACACCCGTATTAAAATATAATAATGCGGGTGTAAAACACCCTCACTCTGGAGAGACCTCCGTCGGCTGTGCCATCACAGGGACATGCACACTTGCTTCTTTCATCTTGGAAATGACTTTTTCCATTGAGGTGAGAAGATTAGCTTCCAACCCACTTTTTGTCAATGTGAACGCTGGGTGTGCGACTTCCTGCACGAGGGCTTTGCAAAAGTCATCCAGTGGCATAGCCAGCTGAAGACCTTCAGTGTTTACGGTCAAGTTGATTTCCGGCGTGTGCCAGTGTTTGCTTATCACAACCATTGAGCGTTCAGGCATTAGAATTCCTCCTAAGATAAAAGTGTTCCGACCCAAGCTGTGCCATTCCACATTTCCAGCTTTGATGTATCTGTGTTAAAGCCAACAGTATAAGGTAACGGACTTGAGGGTCGGCCAAGTATATTCCAATTCG